CCTAAAGAGGGTATAGCAGGAATATCTAGTTGTTGTTTTACATTAGCCATTACTTTTTAAGCCATGTCTGCCAAATAGCACCAGCGGCAATAATCAACCCACCAATCCATAAAACAGGTTGGGCAATAGATGCTATCCAGTTAAGAACCTTCACAGCACCCTTGGCAGCGTCAATAGCTTCTACAAGACCACTTGTGTTCTTATCAATCGTATCTACTTTAGCTTCAACAGCTAATAGACGCTCATAGATTTGCTCATGGCTTACTTCGTTCATAAAATACTTTATGCAGAAGCATTACGCAAAGGAGTTAAATCTTCTGTTGTCCAAAAGTCTTGCTCTAACATAACTTGCAAATATTTTTTGTTTCGAGCAACGCAATCTGTCCACGCCTCATCATCAAACTCAGGCGGTTGACTTCCATTGATTAAGTTAACGCTATCCATTGCCGATTTGTAATGCTGAATAATTTTTTCGGGTGTTTGAAATTCAAGTTTTGTGTTTTCCATGATTATTCCTTATGGGTGAGCTACAACGTAAGCGTCAAACTTAGCATTTAACTCTTGCAAGGCTTTAACTAAAACAGCAATCATTGATTGGTCATTGAAACGTAACTTTTCAGAATCTTCAGCATCCACAATGACAGGATTACTACCCTCAAGGGCTAAAACTTCTTGAGCCTTAAAACCATATCTTATTGGGCCATGACCTACTGTAGCTTCCCGTCTTGGTTTGTAACGATAAGCAGTAGGTTGAAGTTGAGTTACAAACTCCAAGCCATGAGGGACGGGCGCAAAGTCTGTTTTATCACGGGCATCAGATACGGCTGTCCATGCAACTTGAATGTAAGCATTAGTTACCGCAGTTGAACCCATGCTAATGCGGTTATTTTGCGTTGTAATTGCAAATGCAGGGTTATTACCCCCCGCACTATCAAGTGTTCCAACAACTACATTTCCAGCGCCTGTCGTGATTTGGTTGCCGCTTCTTGTTCCCAACATTGTGTTGGAAGAACCAGTTGTAAGTACATTGCCAGAATACCCGCCAATTGAAACATTGTAATTTGCACCAGCTTCTGCCTCTAATGCTAAATATCCAACGGCAGTACCAAGGACTCCACTACTAGAACCATATACACCATATCCAGCCCTTGCACCTATGTATGTTGCGCCAGTTGCACTTCCTATGTTGTATCCAGCTTGATAACCAATCATGCAAGTGTAATCACCCGATACATAATACCCTGCGCCATAACCAACTGCTGTGCCATAAGATTTATCATAGAAATAATATGCGCCTGATCCCACGGCTGTATTAAATGACCTACTGCTTGTATTTGCTAAAGCATAATAACCAAAAGCACAATTATCATCGCCAGATGAAGCAGATTCCAACGCTTGCGCTCCGCTAATTGTGTTGCGAGAACCTGTCGACATTGCTGGTGCTGAAAGATAACCAGAAAAAGTATTGAGAGTACCAGTGCTATTAAGTTTTCCACTTTGATAACCAAGAAAAGTATTTTTAACTCCAGTATTAACATTTCCAGCTTGATAACCCAAGGCGGTTTCAAAAGGTGTAGCAGAATCAGTTGTGCCAGTTAATGAACCACCGCCAGCAGCAGCGCTAGTCCAAGTTGTTCCATTGGATGTTAAAACATTACCTGTTGTGCCAGGCGCAACAACTTGAAGTGCAGAAGTACCATTTCCAAGTAAAACATTATTTGCAGTAAAACTAGCAGCACCTGTGCCACCATTAGCAACAGGCAATGTTCCTGTTACACCAGTAGTCAAAGGCAAACCAGTTGCATTTGTTAAAGTTCCTGATGTTGGTGTTCCAAGAATAGGAGTTACTAAAGTTGGAGATGTTGCAAATACAGCAGAACCAGAACCAGTTTCATCTGTTAAAGCAGCAGCCAAGTTAGCTGAACTAGGAGTCGCTAAAAGTGTAGCCACTCCAGTACCAAGGCCAGAAATACCTGTAGCAACTGGAAGTCCTGTTGCATTAGTTAATGTTGCACTAGTCGGAGTACCAAGAATTGGAGTAACCAATGTGGGACTTGTAGACAAAACATTATTACCAGAACCTGTGCTAGTTCCTACACCAGTACCGCCTTTAGTAACTTTTAAAAGTGGTCCAGTATCAAATAAAGCATCAATAGAGTCCAGATCAGCATTGACCTTTGTTCCCCATGTGTCTGTTGAAGCGCCAACTTCTGGCTTTGTTAAGCCTAGATTTGTGGTTGTTGTATCTGCCATGTTTTACCCCTAAAAGACCTATTTAAACTGAGACTGTTGTCCAAGATTCAGAAACATCTTCAATTGGAGTCCAAGTTTCAGATGTATCTGCTTCTGTTTCCCATTTCCTTCTAGCATTAATAACAACGCTAGAAGTATCAATAATTATTACTTCACCAGGACGCTTGCGGTTATATTGAATTTCCAAAACACTTGTTGCAATGATGGCAACATTGCCAACAGCATCAATACCACCAGCAATAGTTACTACAGATGTGTCAACAATTGCAACACCTGTATTAGAAATCTTTACTGCATCTACAGATACTGTGCTAGTTGAACTTATCTCGAACTGAGCATCTTTTATCTTATCACCAGCAATAACTACAGTAGAAGCAGAAACAATTGCAAGCGCACCTAAGTAAGCTCCAAAAGAGTATGCACCCCCACCATAGTCGCCACGCCCGTAAGCAGCCATATTAACTCAATGTAATAGACAAGCTAGAAGCAGGAATGCGGAAAATGTCTCCATCATTAATTGCTTTTGAGACTGTCAATGGCGCCCAGGCAAGCAAAGTTCCACCAGTAGAAGCAGTAAAAATACCTGCCCAACCAATAGTTCCCCAATTACCACCAGAGGCAGCGGCAAATTCAATTGCGGCAGCGTTGGTAAATGTAGTTGCAGTACCACTTCCAGAGATAGTTCCTGTAACCACACGGGCATAACCACTACCAGATACTTCTGTACCGCCACCAGTATCACTAGGTGCGGCAGTAAATAAACCCACATACCAAGCCGTAGGGCGAGTTGCAGAACCTGTTGTAAACAAGTAGGTTAGTGCAAGATTTTCTGTGTAGTCTGTAAAAGATGACATTTTTTATCCCAAAGAACGGGCACGAACAAGTGGAGTTGAAGAAACAGATGCCCTTTGATCTGCTACCTCAATGTCGCCCAAGGAGTTGACATACATCTGACTCCATACTGGTAGACGTTCATCGTCTTTCAAATATGGTGCAGCCTCCATGAGCGCACCATACAGGTACAAGTCTGGGGCATAAGCTAAAAGCCAGTTGCTTGTGTTTGCATCACTCAACGCAGGAATCTTAGCATAATATGTAAGTTCTGCGCTATATGTAGTATCTGGAGTAGGAATAAATTCTAATTGGCTACCAGTAATTGTGTAATAAACTGGCTGTCCAACAGTAACATATCTCTGTGCTTTTAGTTCATCACCTTGAGCCTCAGTAACAAACTGTAGTCTCACAATGGGATTGGTGTTTAATTGGAACTCTTTAGCTTGTAGCCAATCAGCAGGATACGCAAAGAATGAAGTTTCAATCTGTCCTTCAGCACGCTTAATCATCTGGCGTGTACGCAACTTGCGGTTGAATTTAGCTTCTGCAATAGTAATAAAGCTTGGAATAATAGCCGTCAGATCATCCCGATTAAGATAATCCGCTATTGTTGCTTTAAGTCCTGCAAAAGTATCAAGTGCCATTTTCTACATCCCTACACATTAGTGTGTGTTCATGTTTGTATTCAAATGTGCCAATATGGTGGATCTCTTTAGAAAGATCCTGGTCAACATAAGTTTTATGCCCATTTTGTGCGGCTCTACGGCAAAACCATACATCTTCACCGATGTAGTCTTCCGCAGCGGGAACCCAAGGGATAGCAAACCAAGGATATTCCATAGATTTATAGACTTCGGATTTAACGAGCATTACACCCATTCCGCAGTAGTCTACTTCAACAAGTCCTGTTGAATCGTCCTCAGTATATACCCGATTGATAAATGTTGCATCCATATCTGGAGTATTTTTTTTCACCGCAATAGGTTCTGTCGGGAATCTACGTTTTGCATAGTTTCCACAGACAATACCTGTATCGTGTTTTAACAAGCGAATAATGGAATCTTTTGGAAACCGCATATCGCTATCTAGCCACAGGGTATGGGTACACTTAGCTTCAATAGCATCCCTAGCCAGATCCTGACGTTGTGCTGACAACAATGTGCCAGAACTAGTGTAGATCACTACTTTGTGATTTGTTGTACCTACAGTAAATCCAACTAGCCTAGCTAAGTCAAATGCGAATCCAGAATTAACAAAGTCCCGTGTTGGGACTAATATCCCAATGGTCTTACTATCCATTAAACTTCTCCAGGTCTTGTGCGAAATGCACGATTATCAGGGTCATTCAACCAACGCTTCATGTAAGCTTGGTCTTCTAATTTACCTTCGGCTTTCATCTGATAAAACAAAGCCATAGGAATAGATGCAACATGGTGCATATCACCCTTCCAATTAGCCTTCTCATCAAACGAATTAAATCGTTCTTTGTTTGCTTCTACTACATTTGTAGCATCAATAATTGTTTGAATGGTTGCCTCATCTTTTTCAGCATCGTAATGCCAAAGTTTCTGAGTCCCCATCTCTTGGTTTGTATCAAAGATTTTTGTAGTCATAAAAAAAAGGGTGGGTTATTAGCCCACCCAGTTGTTTCAGATTAGGTCTGAATTGTTGAGTTCAAGTCATAGACAGCGCCATGAGCTTTCTCATTCTTGATCTTCAAGCCCCACTCACACAAGAGCATACGCTTCTCGGCATCACCTGTCTTAGCCAGTTCAACTGTCTGGAAGGGACGCAGATAGCAAACGCTTGCGTACTCAGGATCAAGCACAAAAACATCACGCTCACGTTGGAAGCGGTTAGCAACAATGCTCACGTTTCCGAAATCGGA